GGGAGAAAGAATCTCCGCCGCCCGTCGAGTTTACGATTCAAGTATGGGATACGGCGCACGATACTAAAAGTCATAATGACTATAGTGCCTGCGTAACGATGGGTGTGTTCTTTAATGAAGAGCGCAGCCGGCACGAAATTATTCTGCTCAACGCGCTGAAAGATCGTTGGGAGTTTCCCGATCTCAAGAAAAAGTGTTTGGAGCACTATAAAGAATGGGAGCCTGACTGTCTGCTCATCGAGAAGAAAGCGGCGGGTGCGCCGTTGATTCAAGAGCTTCGGCAGATGGATTTGTATGTTGAGGAATACAGTCCGTCTCGCGGAAAGATGGGTATATCCAATGACAAAAGAGCGCGAGTGAACGCCGTCGCTCCGCTCCTTTTTGATGGCGCGGTATGGGCTCCTGATCTAAGATGGGCGCACGAGTTAATTAATGAGTGTGCGGAGTTTCCCAACGGCGAGCACGACGATTATGTAGACTGTGTAACGATGGCACTCATGCGCTTTCGTCGCGGGGGGTTTGTTTCCTTGTCGGATGACAGGCGCGAAGATCAGCAGTTATTTCGGTCACGCCGCGCGGCGTACTACTAGGAATCAATATGGCAACCAACATCGACAAAGCCCTCTATCAGGCACCCCAAGGTTCCTTGGATTTTGCCCAGTCGGCACCTCCCATCGAGATTGAAATTGAGAACCCCGATGCGGTCAGCATTGGGATGGGGGATCTGGAGATTCAGATCAAACCCGAGCCTAAAACTGCAGAAGACTTTGACGCCAACTTGGCTGAGTATATGGATGATGGCGAGCTGCAGTCGCTGGCGTCGGAGCTGCTGTCTGACTTTGAAGACGACATTTCCAGTCGCAAGGACTGGATGCAGACCTACGTCGACGGGTTGGAGTTGCTCGGGATGAAGATTGAGGAGCGCTCGGAGCCGTGGGAAGGTGCGTGCGGTGTGTACCACCCGATGCTCTCGGAAGCGCTGGTGAAGTTTCAGTCTGAAACTATGATGGCGACCTTCCCCGCAGCCGGCCCGGTAAAGACCAAGATCATCGGACGTGAGACTCCGGCCAAGAAAGAATCTGCAGAACGCGTTCAAGAGGACATGAACTATCAGCTGATGGAGCGGATGGTGGAGTACCGGCCTGAGCACGAGCGCATGCTCTGGGGTCTGGGACTGGCGGGTAATGCGTTCAAAAAGGTCTACTACGACCCGCATATGGAGCGCCAAGTTTCAGTTTTTGTGCCGGCTGAAGATATCGTGGTGCCGTACGGAGCCTCAGATATTGAGACTGCGCCCCGCGTGACGCACGTCATGCGTAAGACTGAGAACGAGCTGAAGCGCTTGCAAGTGGCGGGCTTTTATTGCGACGTGGATCTGGGCGATCCCGTCAACATGCTCGATGAAGTCGAGAAGAAGATCGCGGAGAAAATGGGCTTCCGGGCGACTTCGGATGACCGTTTCAAGCTTCTCGAGATGCAGGTTGACCTCGATCTGCCCGGATACGAGCACGAAGACGGCATCAAACTGCCATATATTGTGACTATCGAGAAGGGCACCCAGAAGATTTTGGCTATTCGTCGGAACTGGGAGGAAGACGATAAGACCCACGCCAAACGACAGCATCTGGTGCACTACGGCTACATTCCGGGCTTTGGTTTCTATTGCTTCGGTCTGATTCACCTGATCGGGGCGTACGCCAAAAGCAGCACCTCTATCCTTCGGCAGCTTGTCGATGCCGGCACCCTTTCAAACCTGCCGGGGGGCTTCAAAGCTCGGGGGATGAGGGTCAAAGGCGACGATACGCCGATCTCTCCGGGAGAGTGGCGCGACGTGGACGTGCCCAGTGGCGCGATCCGTGACAACCTGTTGCCCCTGCCGTACAAAGAGCCAAGCCAAGTTCTGGCTGGGCTGATGGACAAGATCATCGAGGAAGGTCGTCGGTTTGCGAACACGGCGGATCTTCAGATCAGCGACATGTCGAGTCAGGCTCCGGTAGGCACCACGCTGGCTATTTTGGAAAGGACATTGAAAACGATGTCCGCCGTGCAGGCGCGGATCCATTACTCGATGAAACAGGAGCTAAAACTCCTGAAGGACATCATTGCCGCCTACACGCCAGAGGACTACAGCTACGAGCCCGAGGTGGGCGACCGACGGGCGAAGAAGTCGGATTACGACGATGTCGATGTCATTCCGATCAGTGATCCCAACGCCAGCACGATGGCGCAGAAGATCGTCCAGTACCAAGCGGTCCTGCAGTTGGCTCAAGCCGCTCCACAGATCTACAACATGCCCTTGCTGCACCGCCAGATGTTGGACGTGTTGGGAATTAAAAACGCTGAAAAGCTGATTCCGCTGGATGATGATCAGAAGCCGACCGATCCAGTCACTGAGAACCAGAACGTACTGATGATGAAGCCGGTCAAAGCGTTCATGTATCAGGATCATCAAGCGCATATCACCGTGCACATGGCAGCGATGCAGGATCCGAAGATTCAGGCGCTCTTGCAGAACAATCCGTCTGCACCGCAGCTGATGCAGGCTATGCTGGCGCATATTAACGAGCATCTGGGCTTTGAGTATCGCAAGCAGATCGAGCAGCAGATGGGTATGGCGCTGCCTCCGCAGAAAGACGAGTCGGGCGAGGACGTGAACATGGACCCGCAGGTCGAGGCCCAGTTGGCTCCGATGCTGGCGCAGGCTGCACAACGGCTGTTGCAGCAGAACCAACAACAAGCGGCGCAGCAGAAAGCTCAACAGCAGGCACAGGATCCGCTGGTGCAGATGCAAATGCAGGAGCTTCAAATCAAAGCGCAGGAACAGCAACGCAAAGCAGCAAAAGATCAGGCAGACAACGCACTTCGACAGCAGCAGTTGCAGCTTGAACGCGAGCGTATGACAGCGCAGCAAGCCGTGGAAAATCAGAAAACACAGGTTGACGCGCTCAAAACAGTGGCGCAGCTGAAGAATTCTGAAATGCAAAACAGCCGACGTATTAACGTCGATGCGCTGAAACATGTGGCGGACATGAATGTTGAGCGTGAGTTGCGAGCAATGCAGGAGCGCATGCGCTCTAGGCAAGAACGCAAAAGGGGTTAATTAAATGGACGCTTTTGAAGTCTTGATTCAGCAAACTGACGAAAAGGTTGCGCAGCTCAAAGACCATTTGGCTGACGGAAAAGCGTCCAGCTTTGAAGAGTACAAAAGATTGTGTGGGGAGATTCGAGGTCTGCTCCTTGCGCGTGGTTACGTCATAGACCTTCAACAAAAAATGGAGTACGCGGATGAGTGATATTTTGCTGGCTACAAACCCCAGCAGCCCACAAGTAGTCGGTGTTTATCAACCCGACGCGACAGCGGAAGAGAAAGCAACTCAGCTTCCTCAGCCTTCTGGTTACCGCATTCTTTGCGCGGTTCCGGATGTGGACAAGGAGTTTGAAAGCGGACTCGTCAAATCTGACGAAACTATTCGGATGGAGGAAACACTGACTACGGTGTTATTTGTAGTCGATCTCGGTCCGGACTGTTACAAAGACCCCGCACGCTTTCCCACAGGCCCGTGGTGCAAGAAAGGTGATTTTATATTGGTTCGCCCGTATTCAGGATCCCGTCTTGTCATTCACGGTCGAGAGTTCCGGCTCATCAACGATGACTCGGTTGAAGGCGTGGTTCAAGATCCACGCGGCATTCGACGCAAATAAGAGGAGCACAAAATGCCTCAAATGGAACAGGAAGAGTTTCAATTCCCCGACGAAGTAGAGTCCAAAAAGGAAGGCGACGCAAACGCGTCTTCCAAAATCGAAATTGAAATTGAGGACGATACGCCCGAAGAAGATCGCGGTCGTACGCCATTGCCCAAGCCGTTAGTAGAAGAGCTTGAGCAAGACGAGTTGGAGGATTACGACGAAAAAGTCAAAACCAAATTTAAGCAAATGCGAAAAGTTTGGCATGACGAGCGTCGTGAAAAAGAATCCGCTCTTCGAGAGCAGCAGGAAGCGGTTGCTTTGGCGCAGCGTTTGTTGGAAGAAAACAAACGTATCAAAAGCATCTTGGTGACGGGCGAGAAAGAATACGTTGCTACGGCGCAGCATGCTGCAGAGATGGAACTCAATGCAGCTAAACAGGCGCTTAAACAGGCCCATGAAGAGTTTGATGCTGAAAAGATTGTAGAGGCGCAGCAAGCGTTGCAGGCTGCAAACTTCAAACTCATGCAGGCAAAGAGTTTTAGACTACCCCCTTTACAAGAGGATGAAACTGCGGTACAAAGTACGCAATCGGTTCAGCAACCCGTTGCACGCCCCGATACTAAGGCTCTAGCGTGGCAAGAACGTAATCCTTGGTTTGGGTCGAATAAAGGGATGACTGCATACGCTCTTGGGCTCCATGCTGAGCTTGAAGAAGGCGGTGTGGCTGTTGGATCGGAACAGTATTATTCCGAATTGGACAAAACGCTTCGGAAAAGATTCCCGGATTTTTTCGGGGTTGAGGATGTTAGGCCCGCTCAAAAAGCGAAAGCCAACACCGTAGTAGCTCCGGCAACGCGCAGCACGTCTTCAAATAAGATCAAGCTGAAAGCGAGTCAAGTCCAGCTGGCAAAGAAGTTGGGACTCACGCCGGAACAATACGCACGGGAACTGTTGAAAATGGAGGCTCAAAATGGCTGAAAGTCGCACGCCCCGTGAGATCGAAACGCGGGAATCCAAGGCTCGCCCCAAGCAGTGGCAGCAGCCCGAATCTCTTCCCGAGCCGGACAAAATGCCGGGATATTCGTATCGTTGGATTCGTGTTTCGACGCTTAACACAGCGGACCCTCGTAACCTGTCCGGAAAACTTCGGGAAGGTTGGGAGCCAGTGCCTGTGGAAGAGCAACCCAAATTTCGACTGCTAGTCGATCCCGCATCGCGTTTTAAGGACAACATCGAGATCGGCGGTTTGTTGCTTTGCAAGACCCCAGTTGAGTTTGTTCAGCAGCGTACTGCGCATTTTGACAGGCAAGCTGCAGGACAGATGGAGTCTGTAGACAACAATCTGATGCGTCAAAGTGACCCGAGGATGCCGCTCTTTAAGGAGCGTAAGTCTTCGACGAGCTTTGGCAAAGGCACTTAACTTTTAGGAGTCAAACATGGCTTACCCCTCTGTTGACGCTCCCTACGGTTTTCGTCCTATTAATGAGCTGAACGGACTACCGTACGCTGGAGCTACCCGACAGTTCCCGATTGCTCGAAGCTACAACACCGCTATTTTTTACGGCGACTTGGTGCAGCTGACGACTGACGGAACTTTGATCAAGACCTCTTACTCTGCCGCTAGCAGCCCGACTTCGGTTATCGCTGGTTTGGTGGGTGTGTTTGTGGGTTGTTCGTACACCAGCCCGTCTACTGGTCAGAAGTTGTTTGCTCAGTATTATCCGGCGAGCACCGCTGCCAATGACATCGTGGCCTACGTTGTGGACGATCCGTCTGCAGTGTTCAAGGTTGTGATGGTTGGTCAGACTTCGTCTGAGAGCAACACTGTTTCGGCAGTTGGCTACGCCAATCAGTCGTTTGTTGGAACCAACGTGTATGCGGTGACCGGCGTTGCTGGTAGCGCCACCACGGGCAATTCCAAAATGTCTGTGTCTGGTGACGGTCCGTCCAATGGTACGGGCGCTGTTCGTGTTGCGACCAACTCGTTGCCGTTCCGTGTTGTGGCTATTGTTCCTGAAACGGCTTACTCCGTGACGGGTACGGGCACTTCTTCGAGCACGACCATCACTCTTGATGCTGCTGTGACTGGCCTCCAAGCCGGTATGCAGGTCATCTGCCCGGATGCGTCGGCTGGCGGAAATCCCGGTGACTACAACTACGTCACCAACGTCAACAGTACGACCATCACGGTAGCTAAGACGCTGACCGCCGCCACTGCGGGGACTACGTTTACCTTCGTTGGGTATCCGGAAGTGCTCGTCAAGTGGAACCAAGGCTGGCACAGCTATCAGTTCGCAACGGCGCTTGCCTAAAGGGGAACATAAATGGCTATTTCACGCGCACAACTACTGAAAGAGCTGCTCCCCGGCCTGAACGCGCTGTTCGGTCTGGAGTACTCGCGTTACGGCGAAGAGCACAAAGAGATCTACGAAACCGAGACCTCCGAGCGTTCGTTCGAAGAGGAAACCAAACTGTCTGGCTTCTCCGCCGCTCCGGTGAAGAACGAGGGCAGCGCGATTGCCTACGATAACGCACAAGAAGCTTGGACTGCTCGCTACAACCACGAAACCATTGCAATGGGTTTCTCGCTGACCGAAGAGGCCATCGAGGACAACCTGTACGACAGCCTGTCGTCCCGGTATACCAAAGCGCTGGCTCGTGCCATGGCGTACACCAAGCAAGTCAAAGCTGCGTCTATCCTGAACAACGGCTTCAGCTCCGCTGTGACTTACGGCGACGGCCAAGCTCTGTTCTCGACCGCGCATCCTCTGGTGTCTGGTGGTACCAACAGCAACCGTCCTGCGGTTGCCGCTGACCTGAATGAAACCTCCCTTGAGGCGGCAGTTATTCAGATCGCTGGTTGGACCGATGAGCGTGGGCTGCTAATCGCTGCTAAGCCCCGTAAGCTGGTCGTTCCTCCGGCCCTGATGTTCGTTGCAACCCGTCTGTTGGAGACTGAACTCCGCGTGGCGACCGCTGACAACGACATCAACGCGCTGAAGAACAACGGCTCCATCCCTGAAGGCTATACGGTCAATCACTATTTGACCGATACCAATGCTTGGTTCCTCCTGACGGACGTTCCTAACGGGCTTAAGCACTTCGTGCGTACGCCTCTGCAGACATCCATGGATGCGGACTTTGACACAGGTAACAGCCGCTACAAGAGCCGCGAAAGGTACAGCTTCGGCGTCTCTGACCCGTTGGGCGCATATGGCTCGCCCGGTGCTTGATAAACTCTTCTAAGAGTTGGGAAAGGGGGCTTGTGCCCCCTTTTCTTTTGTGCTACAAAGGTATTATTCCGGGGTTACCGGTATTGCAGACAGTCCCGGCTGACGACATGCAGGCTGCAGTACCGAAAATCGC